GCATTTCACTCCAGGAGCTTATTTCGGTGAATACTTATTGGGTGTTCAAAATACTCGTGCCGAAGAGGGTGCTGGTAACCAATTAGAAGGTAACGACTTATGGGGAGATGATGACTCGGGTGTTCCTAAGTATGAAGAATTTATTTGGACAGTTCCTCAAGTAGCGCCAGACACAATGTATTACCAATGTGCTTGGCATGCTTCTATGATGGGTACGTTTAATATCTTAGATTTGCCTGTTGTTAATGCTGGTGATGATATTACAGTTTACTTCCATCACGGTCAAGATAACATGTACACTCCTTTACACATTAAGGATAAGATTGTTGTAGATAACGGAACATCTGATGATTTCTTTGAAGTTCAACCTACTCCAGAATACGCATTCCCAGTAAAAGGAACGCAGGCAGACTTATTGAATTATAATAATGCATTGACTGCTACCGGACCAGGAGCAATTCCTAAGATCCAAGCAATGAATATCGAATTAGGTACTATTCAATATATAGATGCTCTTGCTATGATTCCTGGAATCAGTTCTGAGCAATTCTTAGTTACGAATGATATTGGTGGACTTGCTAAAGTTTACATTAGTGTAGTATTATTTTAGACAACGTAACGTTTAAAGAGGTTGTATGGACTGAAACTGGTTCTTGGAACGTAAATGGTGGTAGTGCATATACTACAAATACTGATGCGGCTTATATCGAACAGATCGTAACTGGTTCTATAACGGGTGGAGTTACATATGAAATTCAATACGACATACTAGAATCGTTTAAGGACGACTTTGGTGCGGAGATTGGTTCTATTACTGCAGAATTACACGGTGATACATTAGTCCAAGGAACGGCAAATACAGTTGTTGGGCATTACACAGAAACAATAATTGCTCCAGAAAATACTAATACTCTTAGATTGATCAATACTGGTAAAGGTAAGATTGATAATGTTTCTATTAAAGAACGTGTAACTGGTCAGAACGCATGGGCAATGGGTGAAGGTTGGACATCTGCGGGTGCTAAAGCATACCTCGATGGTTCTATTGCGTCTTCTGAAGTTTCTCAAACTGTTGATATTACTACTGGCAATTTGTACGAAGTTAAATATTCGTTAGGTGACGTAGATAACAACGACGACGGAATGAGTGGACGTTTAAGATTATCGTTAGGAACTAACCCTGCAAACTTAATTTCAAATTGGAATTTTGATATTGCAGACGAAGTTCTTGTTAATTGGATTACTAGTGGTCCTGATGTTAATATTGAAAATAGTGCACTGAATTTCAGTTCAGCAAATAATGCTACTGCATCTTATACTTTTGCTTCAGCACTTGTGTCTAATACGTCTTACGAGATTTCAATAGATACAGACTTTGTAGAAGGTAATATTCTTAATTTCCAAGTTGGTCCAGGACCTACTGGTACTCATAATCATACATTCCAAATGACTTCTATCAACGCAGAATGGTTAAAAGAAAATCACGATGTAAACGCATTGACATTTACTCAAACAGACGAGTATCATGCAGATATTTACACCCATAATTTTACTATAAAATATGGAATGGTTCAAGGAACATTAGGTTATTACATAGATTCTCAAACTAACCCAGAAGGACATGACGAATTATTAATGGTTTCAGAAACTATCAATAACCCTACCTTAGAAATTGTAGTAAATGGGGTTGTTGTAGATACAATTTCAGGAACAGGCATTAAATATACATCGTTTACATGTGAACCTACTAATACATTAACATTAAGGATGAATGGTACTGGTAAAATTAATAATATCAAACTTACAGAAGAACATGTTGCGGCAATTGACGCAAATACAGACGGTCTAAATCAAGACGGTGAGAAAGTTTATCACGTTCGTGCGGGTTCATACGATCAAAAGATTCGCTTCACTGGTGATATCGACGATAACCCGATGGAAGAAAATAACCCTTACTACGCAAATATTGGTTTTGAAGGTTCTATTGATAACGTTTCTGTTCGAGAAATCGAAGAGAATTGGACGTTCACTTCTCAAGAAGGTGGTTCAGCATATGTTGATCAAAATTCAAAACTTATTTATACTTCAGGCACTGGAGTAAGCAATCGTGGTATTGCTCATATTACTTTCGAAATGGAAAAGGATATGAACTATAAGGTTGCGACTAAAGTAGACAGAGCTACAGATTCTGTTCTAAAATTAGGTCCAACTCCAGATAGTGACACTTATGGGTCGTTACTTGTAACAGATACCACAGGAATCAATAATATAGATGCATCTCTTGATTTTGTATTTAAGGCACCAGTTTCTGGTACTTGTTACTTAACCCTTTCTACAACAGGAAATGGATATACTTACTGGGATGATGTTTCAGTTAAGACTATTCCTAACCTTTCGTCTGATGAATACTTACTACTTGCTCGTTCTATGAACGTAATGGGTGTTCCAATCGGTGGAGAAGAAAGATGGAAAGCAAATCATTTAGATATGGAAAATGCTGACTACACTGGACAACCTATTGCTGGTATGAGAACTATGGAATCATTCGGTGAGACTGTTATTGAAGATTATTATGATGTTAATAGACGTTCTAATGATATCCTTAACCCACCTATTTCATTATCTTCTATGGATGTTATGTTAGGTAAACGTGGCGTTGCTTCTATTACACCATCTTGTACTACTATATTCGGAACGGATATTTACACAAGTGAAGTTGCTTGTGTAAATATAGTAGGAACGTGGAGCGATACGGTTATGGCACATTGTTCTAATAATTTATACCCAGCACAACTTGAGTGTGAAACAGACTTCGGTTGGTGGAGTGTAGAAACTCCAGGTTCTTGTTCAGATGCATTATATACTTCAGAGTATGGTTGTGTAGGTGCTGGTACTTGTTCAGACCCAACATACTCTTTCCAATATACTTGTGAAAGTTCTGGTATTTGTACAGACCCAGTATATAATGATAACGAAGAATTATGTTTGTCTGTTGCTGGTACTTGTTCTGATGGAGTGAGTCTGACTGACGCTGAGTGTGTATCTTTCGGTACTTGTACAGACCCATTATACACCAACCCAGGAACTTGTGAAAGTACTGGTGGAATTTGGACAGCAACTTACGTATGGACGCCTACTAATACTTACACAGCAGGAACTAATACGTGGACATCTGCGGGTGAAGTTTGGACTGCAGGTGCGCCGGGTTACTGTTCTGATGGACTACAAGTAGATCAAGCAACTTGTGAAGGACCACGTGGTTCTTGGATAAACGAAGTATTTGAATCTTGCACCACTGATATAACCGGAACTGTTGTTGATAACCAAACCGATTGTGGAACTCCTCGTGGTACATGGGACGCAACAGTCGTTAATGAAATTGACGGAAACTGGGTTGAAATTAATGGTGATGGTATAGATATAGGATATGAAATTTCATTGGGTGGTGTTATTCAAACAGAAACTGCTTCTATCAACTTACCGTATAAAGTTAAGTTTGAAATTCATCCAGATACTCCATTAGGTTCTCAAGTATTGGTAGTTACAAACCTAGACGAAGACTATGCTACAATTAGTGACGGTTTCGTAGTAAACGATACATTACACATTGTTAATGTTATTAACAATAATGATGGAATTTGTACAGATAACGCATATTCAGATATAACTTCTTGTATAGAATCTGGAATTTGTACAGATAATACGTGGACAGATGAAATTGCATGTCAAGGTTCTGTATTTACTGCGAGTTGTTCTGACCCTACAATACTAGACGAATTGTCTTGTGTTGCTTCGGGAACTTGTTCTGATGTAGCATTTGTGGATGAAGCAACTTGTACAGCAGACGGTACTTGTGCTAACCCTATATATCTGGATGAAATTTCGTGTGTTGGTGCGATATCTACTTGGACGAATACAAACAGTTGGTCAGTTACTGGTAATACTTGGACCATCGTTAATAACACATGGACAGTTTCTGGTAATACTTGGAGTGCAGACACATATAGTTTAACTGGAGCAGACTTCACGAATACTTCAACGGTTGACGCTATTACTTCTGCGGGATTAAGTTTAGCCCAAACAGTTGTATTTACTGATGAAAATAATATTTCGTTTAGTGGTATAAGTGTTCCTGGAGTTTATACTATCATAGTAACAAACGAAGACGGTTCTACATTCACAGAAGTAGACAGTATTACAATAACATAGGCAATTATAATTAACTATTATAAATAGTTTTATAAATATAATTAACAATTAAGAATAATTTTTTTGGAGATAACGAACAATGTCAGTCACATTATCAACTATATCAACCACGGTTGACCAATTCAACGATATTCCGGATATTACCTTTACTGGTATTGATATTACAGAGTTCGTTGAAGAAGTAGAGATTTATACAAACACCCCTGCGGTGATGATTCCAACTAAGTTGAACGCCATGGCGAGCAACATGAAATCATGGTTAAACTCTAACATTTCTGCACCATTAGAGAATCAACAAAACACGTTTAAGAATGAAGTAGTATTAAAAACTAATACTGCCATGAACGCAGTTGAAACTTATATGAACGACGAGGTCGTTGGTTTTATTAATACCGTATTCGTTCCTTGGGCAAATACTGCTGGTGTCGAGTTGTCTACTGCTTCTAATTTATTAGAAAATAACGTAACTACTCAAATGGGACAGTTACAAACAGACTATACTATTCACGTTCAGAATCAGGATGCTATTATTGCACAAGCATTAACAGATATGCTGACTAACTTGGCACAATATACTTCTGGTGCTGCAGACTCAGGTTATTCTGTACACCAAACTAACTTATTAGTGGCAGATATTAAGTTGACTCGCGAAATCGCTTTCGATCAATATAAATACACTAAGGTTGGTCAAATATCATACGCAGAAGAAGGTATCAATAAAACTCATCATATTGCTTATAATGATGCTGGTGGAATTTCATCTTTCGGTGAGTCTATGCATATTTCAGGAGAAGTAAAACCATTTAAACAGCATTTAAAATTAGAAAACGATGCAACAGGTTCTACTTCTGTAGAAAAAATTAAAGCATATGAAGTAGTTAAGCATATAACCACTGCAGGAGTAGAAAACTTCAGAGTCACTGGTCATGAAATTAACGGAGATCCTGCAGCAGATTTAACTATTCTTAATAATACTTCTATCGCAGACGTAGACAACCCAGAACTAATTATTAGACGTAGCACCTCAAACGCTTTAATGTTTGATGATGTAGCAGTAGGTGATATGATTAAAGTATCAAACCTAGACGGTTCTATTTACAACAAAGGTTTAATTGGTAACTTCGCAGAAGATTACGAAACGATTTTATTTACTCCACACACTTCATATTGTCACGACGGACTGTCTTCGGTTTCTGGTTGGGGAGTAGAAACATCTTACGGTGCTTCTGGTCTAGACTCAGACGGTGGTGCTTTCGATACTCCTGCTAAATGTGAACAAGGTTATGCATTTACTGGTAGTATATTAGACGATATGACTCGTTCTTATGAAACTGCAGTTGCTAACGAATCTTACGATTCTGCATTATCTGACGGTTTAACGTATAATGTTTCTATTAGTGACGCTTCTGGTGTTGTTGATACATACGGTTATACAATTGACGCAAACAAAACGCTAGGCACAGGTGCTATCATTAATCCAGTTTATGATAACGGAGTTTCAGACTCATATATTGTAAACGCAGGAACAGGTTATTCTATAAATACTATTGTTAGAGCATTTGATTTAGGTGCTGTGGACGTAGACGGTTCTGCTGAAATTAAAGCAACTGGTATCTATACAATTAAGAACGGTATGGCAGATTCGGTTGAGATAGTTACTCCTGGTGCGGGTTATGTTGGTTATTGGAACGTTGTTATAAACGATAACGGAAACGGACATACACACAACCTTAGATTTACTCAAGCAGAAGTCAATACTATTAAATCAGGAACTGCTGTTACTTCAACCACGGTTGACGCAGGACACTCTCATGATATAGTTATATCATGGAATGCTTTTAATAGTAAGTTTGTACTAGATTCAATGTCAGCAGACGGTCATGTTCATAACGATACAGATTCTTATCAAATTAATCCGTCAATTATTGTAGACATTGCGACTGCTACAGGAACTGGTGTTTCTGCTTACGCACTACTTAAAGAAGATGATAGTTTTGATTCTATTGTAATCACATCTGTTGGACAAGATTACAGTGTTGGTGATGTAATCACTATCACGGGTGGCAGTGAATCTTCTCCGGCAACGACTTTATTAACTTTAGCGGATGGTGGTATTAATTCTATTTCATTATCTCAGCCTGGATCGGGTTACACAGATACAACAGCAAAAACAGTTTCTGTTGCTATTCAAAATAGTATGTTTGTTCCTTCTGATATTTCGGCAAATGTCGGAGATACGGTAGAATTTACTAACTTAGATATTCAAGCACATACAGTAACTCACGTTGATGGTGTATTTGATTCTGGTGATATTCCTCAGAACGCAGTATTTTCTTATACAATTACTAAAGACACAGAATTAACAGAGAAATACAACATTGTTGATAGTAACGGCGGACAAGAGGCAGTTCTATGGGTACGTGAAAATACGGTATTTGTTGATATGGTTACTACTACTGGTGGTGGCATGAGGGGTGTTGCGACAGTAAATGCAGCAGGAAATGTAATTAACATTGCAGTTGATCGCCCAGGAAAGAACTATACCCCTACAGATTCACTAAGAATCCTTGACGTATCTGGTGCAGGTGAAGGTGCATACGGAGTTCCAATTTTAGATAGATCAGTAGGTGCTCTTACAATCGTAAGTGGTGGTGCTAATTATTCAGAATCTACTCAAGTTAAAGTATTCGATCCTACAGGATTCCCAGTTTACGATACAGACGGAACTACTGAAATTAGTCGAACGTATGGTACTGGTGCTATTATTGGTGCTGAAGTCGCTACTGACGATATTGCAGGTTCGTGTGTAGACACTAACTATACAGACGAAGCAACTTGTGTTGCAGCTAGTAGCACTTGGACTGCAGCGGTTGTAAAAGGCGAAATCAATAAGATTACAATTGCCGAAGGTGGAACAGGTTATGCTGATATTTCAATAATTATTAACGACCCTCAAGGAACTGGTACTGGTGCTGATATTGTCCCAGATATCAATAATGTGGTTAGTAAGATTTCTATGACTTCTCGTGGGCAAGGTTACACTCAACCTACGTTAGTTGTTACAGATTCAGGTGGTACAGTAGGAACAGATTCTACTAATACAGTAGGTCTTGGTTACGAAGGGTTAGTTGGACTAAATAATGGTATCGGTGGTGCTAGCATCCTAGAAGATTGGGCAGATTATATCAACGGAACTACTAGAGTTATCTTCTTAGACGTTCATCCACAACCTACAGGTTACGGTGCTACTGCTACGGTTTCTTTAGGTGGTGCTGGTAATATTTCTAACATCATTATTGATAACCCAGGAAGTTCATACAAGCAACCAGTTATTGTTGTTGCTGGACCTGTTACTCAAACTGGTGCTGGTATTAACTCTGCAAATACTGCATATGCGTTATACGGACCAAAAGGAAATGACGACTTGTCTCCATTCAGTGCTGGTGGTAGTGCGGGTACTAATTTTAAGAACGGTGTAATGGTAGAGTGGCAACAGTATGAAGGACACACTCAAGGAGATTCTTGGGAATTTACTACTCAGTCATGGGTTAAAGGTTCACCGGATTCTTTAGTATATGAATCGTCAAGGTACGATGGTGTAACAAATAACATGAGAGGTGTTTTATCTCTTAAAGATATTTGGGACGTTTAATAAAATAAAATTTAAAGACGATATTTATTCTTATAAATATTGTTATAAATACTAATATATAAATTAATTATTGGAGAAAAGAAACAATGGATATTTTAACACTTGGTAAAATGAACCAGATGTCAAAGGATGTTGACCAAACGTTGGAATTTCTAGCGAATTCTACATTCGAGGCATTAAAAGATGTGTGCTCAACGCAAAATGATATTTGTGCTTCACAGGCAAATGCAGTACAGTGTCTAGACGACACGGTTATTGCAGGCACTACAACTATTCAATCTGCTATCGATGTCGGTACTACCGCATTCGGTTGGGTTGAAACTAGTGCAAATACAGACGCAAATAAAACAACAAGTTACTTATGTGATACCACAGCAGGTGCGTTTACTTTAACGTTACCTTTATCTCCAGTTCTTGGAGATAAAGTTACTGTAATTGACGCTTTAGAAATGTTTAAGGTTAATAACTTAACTATTGCTAGAAGTGGAGAAAACATTATGGGTCTTGCGGAAGATATGATTGCTAATGTTAAAGGTGTTAGTTTTGATTTAGTATACAAAAACCCAACTCGTGGTTGGGTTATAATTTAATTTAGGAAGGAATGATATGAGTAATTTATCACAATTTATCGGAGGCGGTGGCGCTGCTGGAGGGTTATCTCCAAAACGTTTTTTAGAACCTTGTTTCACTACATATGGTCAAGATGGTGGCACCAGCTGGGGCGGAACATTTGTTTATGATCATAACTTAAACTTAGTAGCTCATCGCAAACGTGGTAACGGTTATGGTCCTGGAGGAACGTCTCAGTTTACGGATTGGGGTGGTTCTGAGTTTGGTGAGCAATTTTACTGGGCAGCCAGAACCCAAAACGATCCCGGATCATCTAGCGACGACAGAGGAAATGGAACTTCTTGTGCTAGTTTAGTTGGAGATCGAGGACTTACTATTTCTAACAACGGAGAATTTACTTGGCATCACCCAGGCAGAAAGAGTCAATCTTCTGTTGGTACTTGGGTACATAACAGAACTCCAGATGTATCTATCTTTAATGATAATTCAGAACAGTGGATTGGTCCTAGATCATATAGAAATGCAGATTGTACTGGTGGTATGAGTTATGGTGAAGCTTACACAGGAATGTGGAATGCTCGTAACATTAACTCTAACGACAGACATGGTACACAAGGTTATAATGAATTAACTAAAAAGTTCGTAATAATGGAATCTGATGGTTCTTACAATCATAGAATTACAGTTTGGTCTAATGTAGAATCTCCTTCGACTCTTACAGACTCAAGTGAATTCTACGGCGCCACTAATATGGACGACTCTACTCAAGTTCAATCTGGTTGGTTTACTTCACGACCTACAAACCAAGACACGGAAGATAATTATCGTGGTGTTGTTGTAATGTGTGATAATGGCGATGTTGTTGTATCTAAAATGATTCCTCATTGGGGTTTCTATACAATGAAGTTTACTTGGGATGAGTCTACTAACTCATACACAGTTCCTACTGGAACAGAGTGGCAGGATTCATGGACTACTTCATATGGTTACGCAAACGGTCAAGCATTCGGTATTAGACATAACGTTTCTATGGACGGTAAATACGTATGGGCATATTCTGCAGCGTACTACTACAATTCTGGACACTATATGACAGTAACACGTGTTTCTGATGGTAAGATGTTACATAGTGAGTGGAAAGGCAGTAGTCAAGGTTGTTTCTTTATTCCTTGGAGAGACTCTTCTATGTTATATGGTGTTTCTCATAATGCAGACGGTGATGAAGGAATGTATGCTTGGGCAAATGACTTTGACGATTTGTTTGAAAGACATAACAACAATACTGTGAATTGGGGTATTGAAAACCATAGACTATATAGAACGTTTGATACCGCAGGACATAGTACAAATTATCCGGCAATGAAACAGATGATGAATCAAGATTTCTATGCTTTTTTAGGAGACGAATAAAATGAAAATTAATATTAATATGGGTGTGGCTACGGTCGTGTCCGACGAAGAAGGAGAATTCGATTTTCCTGCGGGAACTGAAGGTACTACCCAACTACAACGCTTTACAGTAGTTGATGGTTCTATTGTAGACAATCATCCAGGATTAGACGATGCTGGTGTTATTGCGGCAGAGTTGGCAACGGCGAATGAATTCTCTCTTACTCAAGAACGTAATGCTACAATCAAAGTGATGAAGACTCGTGCTGGTACTATCTTAGAAAACAATCGTTGGAAAGTAGACAAAGCACGTGAGCAAGATGAACTTAACGGAACTTCTACACTTGCTGCAGTTTTACAATCGCGCGAAGATATCAGAATTCTTTCTAATACAAAAGAAGACTTAGTCAACACAATGACTGACGTAGAAGCAATTAGGGCGACTCGTTTAGAAACCACAGATACCCGTATTTCTACGAGTAATGGTGGTGATTTTGTTGAGATCTTTTAAATAAAAGTAGAACTATCATACAAAAACCTCCTTAATTGGAGGTTTTTTTTGGCCATATAAATATTTGTAGTTATACTATATTATGTTCATGTGAGGTTATTCTATGCGTTCAAAGGCGTTCTTTATCAATGGTGGTGCGGGAAGGGTTATATGCTCAATACCAGCATTAGAAAAATACAACAAGGAATCAAAAGATAACGATTTTATTATCGTATGTGAAGGTAAAACTGACTTTTTTAAAGGGCACCCCGAATTATATAAAAGGGTATTTGATACAAAACATAAAGGACTATTTGATGACCATTTAAAAGAAAGAGATATCATATCACCAGAACCATATAAACTAAATGATTATTTTAATCAAAGGTGCAACTTACCCGAAGCATTTGATATTATAATTAACGAATTAGAGTCAGCTAGAGAATTACCAAAACCTACATTAAAACTTAATAAGTTAGAATCTATAAAAGGATACGAAACTGTAAATAGTATTAAACAAACCCTTAATAGAGAAAAGTTAATTGTAATTCAACCTTTTGGTAGGTCGGTCAAACGTATTGGAGATTTTATAGTAGACTATTCTAGTAGATCTTTAGAACTTCAAAACTTCCTTAATATAGTAGAAACATTACGGAAATCTTATGCGGTCGTGGTGATGAGTGAAACCAACGTAGAAATGTTGTTTAGTGGCGACGATAAGATTGCTAGAATAGATGAGGGGGATTTAAGGGTATGGTCTTCGATTATTAAGTCTGCTGATCATTTTATTGGGTGCGATTCTGTGGGTCAACATATAGCAAAGTCGGTAGATACTTCAACAACTGTTATCATAGGACCAACATACCCAGAAAATAGTTCTTATCCAGACGATGATAATTTTAATATCATAGATATTGGTAAAGGAAAAAGAAAATATACTCCAATTAGAATAGTAGAAGACGATGAAGTCAATAGGATTAACGATGACGTAATTATAATGAATAAAGAACAAGAAAATGATGTTATAAAGTCGGTTAAGGGGTTTATAGGAAATGGTTCTAGTTTTATAGGAACTCAAACGAACGAAACGGAACATATTTGTAAAGTGGTGTATAGTTAATTATGAGTAAATGGATAGCAGGAATAGCACGTGGGCATAACGCAGGAGTTTGCCTATTAAAAGACGGAGAAGTAGTCTTTGCGATAGAAGAAGAACGTTTGAGTAGAAAAAAGTATGACGGAGGACCGTTTGCTTCTATCGTTAAGATTTTAGAATATACAGATAAATTAGATTACCTTGTAGTTTCTCATACTCAGCCGGACGATAGTAGGGTGGATTTCTCAGGAGATACTGTGTATGCAGGTTTGGCAAGAAAACTTAGATTAATTGAAAATGAAGACCAAGTATTAGATTTACACCAATGGCATCATAAATCCCATGCAGCTTGTGCGTTTTATAACTCTGGGTTCAATTCAGCCTGTGCGGTTATTGTAGACGGCGCAGGAACTGCAATACCAATGACCATTAACGGTAAAGAAGAAACTACTTGGGAACTTGAAACTATATTCTCTTGTAATTACCCAGATAATTTTAAAACTTTATATAAACATCAAGCGGGACGTGGTCCATGGCAATCGACTAAAGTCGATAATATGTCAAGTGAACGTGAAGGTGAAGAAGGAACTCATCAGTTAATTTTAGATGATACTGCTGGTATTGTAAAAGCGTATGAAGCAGTAACTCAATATTGCGGATGGTCTTCTATCGAAGCAGGAAAAACTATGGGTCTATTTCCCTATGGTAATAAGAACAATAAGTTTCCAGATATCTATACGGATGCTGGTGGTGAGTGGAAATCAGCAGATAGGAACTTAATTATACCAACATATCCTAACGGAGCACAAGTTAATCACGGGCGTTATAGTGAACTAAACTCAAACAATAACGAAGATGTAACGTTATTACAAAACCGTAGAGATATGGCATACGCAGTACAGACCGAATCTCAACAAATGGTGCTTGATTTAATCCGTAAAGCAGTTAAGATGAGTGGAGAGAAGAACGTAGTTATATCTGGTGGTTATGGATTAAACTGTGTTGCAAACTATTGGTACTTAGAGCAATTGAAAGACGAAGATATTAATATTTACGTAGAACCAATTTCAAACGATGCAGGAACTGCAATGGGTGCAGCGTTATTAGTACATCACTCAATTAATAAAGATTCTACTAATAAGGGGTTTGCCGAGTCGTTGTATCTTGGTCCTGTTGTTGAAGAAACTACTGATAAGGTTATTGAGATTGCGAAGAAGTATGGAGCAACAGCAGTATATGATAATCAGACTCCTAAAGATGCTGTTGATTTGATTATGAATGGAAATATTGTTACATTGTTTCAAGACAGATGTGAGAATGGTCCAAGAGCATTAGGAAATCGTTCAATTCTTTTCGATCCAAGAACACAAGATGGTAAAGATTACGTTAATAGCGTCAAACATAGAGAATACTTTAGACCTTTTGCCGGATCTATTCTACACGAACACGCTCACGAATGGTTTGATATGAGAGGACTAGAAGAATCTCCTCATATGATGTATGCTATGAATTGCCAGCCAGGTGTTGAGGAAAAGATTCCTGCAATTATTCACATAGATGGCACTTGTAGAATTCAGACTGTTAAAGAGCATCAGAATCCAGTGTATTATGAAATGATTAAAGAGTTTTATGACCAAACAGGCGTGCCAATTTTATTCAACACATCATTCAATTTAGGTGGTGAGCCTCTTGTAGAATCTATCGATGATGCAGTTAGAACTCTTGCAGAAAGCAAAATTGAATATTTGTATATTCCGCATAATGGAATTATTATCGAGGTGAAAAATAAATGATTATTGTGACAGGCGGTGCTGGGTTTATAGGGAGTCGTTTAATTAAGGAATTAAATAATAGAGGAAATGTTGATATTATTTTAGTGGACGACTTAACAGATGGCACGAAAATTAAGAACATTAGGGATTTACAAATTGAAGATTACATAGATAAGGATAATTTTATAGAAATATTAGGATCTCTCGCCGAGAGTAAAATAGTAACCTCAATATATCACATGGGCGCAGAAAGCTCTACCACGTGTCCTGATGGTAAATACCTTATGAGTAATAATTATCAATTTACTTGTAATATTATGAATATTTGCGCCACTCACAATATACCTTTAGTTTATGCTTCATCTGCATCAGTGTATGGTGATAGTACAAAATTTGATGATAAATCTGACGATTACATGCCTAATAATATGTATGGGTTTTCAAAACTTCAAGCAGATAAGTATGCTCGCGGATTGATGAAAACTTCTAATATTATTGGATGTAGGTACTTTAATGTATGTTCTGATGGAGAGTTTGAGTCGCATAAAGGAGGGATGAAAAGTCCAACTGCGTGGATGAATGACCAGTATAATAAATATGGACAACTAGAACTATTTAAGGGGTCTGGTGAATTTAAACGTGATTTTATTCATATAGACGAAACGGTAAACATAACGTTAAAACTCATGGAAATGGGTAAAAGTGGAACTTATAATATAGGTACAGGTGTCGCTAAATCGTTTTTAGAATTAGCAGAAACTATAACTCATAATATAACGTATATAGAAATGCCAGATGATATCAAAAAAGGTTATCAAAGGTTTACAGAAGCAGATATATCATCTATTGACTATCTCCAGGTCTAATTCTGTAATTATCTTCAGCAGAGTCTTTAGATGAAACTTCCATAATTACAGTATTGTCTTCTAAACAAGTTACTTGATGAGGGGTGAATGGTTTAATGCGAATCTTCTCTCCTTTTTCAATTATAACTAATGTTGTTGATGCATCGTTTAAATTCATCAATTCAACTTTGATACTTCCACTTAGGATTTTCCAAGTTTCATCTTTCACTTTATGAAAATGCATAGAGGACTTATGTCCTTTCTTTTCAAAGTGCAATTCC